CAAAAGATGGGAGTTCTCGTGTACAAGCAGGGACTTCTAAGGGTGATTCTTACTGTGCTAGAAGTTTAGCATCAAGAAAGATTTGTCTAAAGCTAAACAGAACGACCCCAATACCCCTAATAACTTATCACGTAAGCGTTGGAAATGCTCAGGTGCTAAGTCAAAGAAGTAAGTCTTAAATATATCTTAACTAATTGGACCTAAGCAGAGTCCTTATAAACTGCTTAATAGTCTTTGGAGGACTAACTATGACTAAACTAATATGGGACTTAGAGACTAATGGTCTGATCCCAGAAGTTGACACAATATGGTGTCTTGTAATGCAAGATATTGAGACTGAAGAAGTCTTCTCTTACTCTGATTGGGATGATGCACTCCCCTCACTAGATGAAGGATTACAGAAGCTCCTAGAAGCTGATCTAATAGCTGGTCACAACATCATTGGATACGATCTACCAGTCCTCAAAAGACTACTAAACTGGGAACCTAGGCCTGAGCAGAAGATATGGGATACTCTCATAATGTCACAGTTATGTATGTTCCAACGTTCACACAGACATGGCCTCGCAGGTTGGGGTGAGTTCTTCAAGTATCCTAAGGGAGACTACAACGACTGGACTAACTACAATCAGGAGATGTTGACATATTGTATACAGGACGTTACATTGAATACTCTGGTATACAACAGACTTTCCAGAGAGGCATCAATTCAGATCAAAGCACGACCTATGTTTAAGCAGGCTCTGATACTTGAACATGACTTTGCACAAGTTAACGCAGAGATTACAGCTAAAGGTTGGAAGTTCAATATGCCCAAAGCTAAGGCCCTGAAGCAAGACCTTACATGGAAGCTACATGCTATTGAGGATGAACTTGAACCAAGTCTGGGATCTGTATGTGTACTGAAGGGTACTAAGGAAGTCGATAAGATTGTCAAGAAGAACGGTGACTACTACAAAGCAATCACTGATTGGTATGACTTGGAGCCTGCAACCAAGGCTTCTAATGGCTTCATCGCTGGACCCTTCTCTCGTATTGAGTTCTCTGAGGTACGCTTAGGTCAACTTATACTTGTAAAGAAGTATCTATCTGACATTGGCTGGAAGCCTGATGACTGGACGTTCAAGAAGGTAGCAGGTAAGTGGATCAAGATGTCACCAAAGCTCACAGACAGCTCCTTAGAGCCTCTGGGTATCGTTGGTAGTATGATCAGCGACTACTACATGCTACGTCAAAGGTTATCTATGGTTGATAACTGGATTGAGATGGTTGCACGTTGGGGTGATGGTCGTTTACATGGTGATATGTTTACTATAGGTACTCCATCCTTCCGTTGCAGACACAGAGGTATCGTTAACATTCCGGGAGTACACTCTCAGTATGGTAAGGAACTACGATCACTGTTGACCTGTGAACGTGGGACTAGACTTGTAGGTGCTGACTCAGCTGGTAACCAATTCAGAGGACTTGCACACTACATGGGTGATGATGAGTTCACAGCTTCTGTTGTAGTTGGTCAGGAATCTGATGGTACTGATGCTCACTCACGTAACGCTGCTATACTTGGGGTATCTAGATCAGTGGCTAAGTCATTCATTTATGCCTATCTCTTTGGAGCAGGTATGTCTAAGCTTGGCGAGGTAGTAACAGGACTGAAGTCACCTAAGGCTGGTAAGATTGCAGATGCTAAGTTCAAAGCAGCATTCCCAAAGCTTAAGGAACTGAAGGATCAACTTCTATCCGAGTACAACACTAACAAGATGAAGACAGGTATTGGTTTCATAATTGGAGCTGATGGAAGACGAGTAATTGTAGGTTCAGAACATCAGCTACTAAACTACTTACTTCAAACACTGGAAGGGATTACATGCAAGACTGCACTTGTATTCCAGTATAAGAAGATTAAAGAATTAGGTATCAAAGGTACGTATCCGATCTTGTTCTATCATGACGAGACTGCTTGGGTTACACCTACTAAACATGCTGAAGCCGTATTAGATATCTCTGTAGCTGGATTCCGTGAGGGTCCAAAGTCTGTAGGGGTTACCTGTATGGATGGAGATGGGAAGATCGGTATTAATTATGCAGAGATCCATTAGTAACTTATGTATTAAATGTTATGCAATATTAGTTGTTGGTGTGAATGTGCAGGAAAAAGCCATAGCTAGGTCCGACTATAAGTGTAAGTCTTGTAGGTCAGTTGTAGATAGGGAGGCACACTACCGAAGTAGGGTAGGTACCCCTGAAGCTAAGGCTAAAGAACTGGCAAGACAACTTAAATGGAAGAAGGATAACCCCGGATATGTATGTCACATAAACAACATAAGGTACGTGAATAAGAAACAGAGAATGCCCTCATGGGCAGACCCTAAAGCTATCCGAAAGATATACGAGGACTGTGCAGCTCTTAATGAGAAGCATGGCCCACGGTCATATCATGTAGATCACATAATCCCCTTGCAGGGTAAAACTGTATCGGGATTACATGTGGAGAATAACTTACAGATCCTAAAGGCATCTGATAATCTAGCAAAGAGTAATAACTATGTTCAATAATAACGATGCAGTCTTTGAGATGTTCAATAAGAGTTGCATGGAAGAAGAGATGGAGTATGATAAGTGTTTCATTGACGCTGACTCAATCATCTTCCGTATAGCAGTGACAACAGACTCAGTCACACAAGCAAAGTCATACTTTGATAAGGCACTTGATGCCATCATGCGTGACACTGGGAGTATCAAAGGTTACGTAGCTGTAAAAGGTAAAGGTAACTTCAGGTATGGTATCTCTGAAGACTACAAAGGTAACCGTAGTAAGACACCTATGGATCCTAAAGTTAAGGAAAGACGAGAGGCAGTGACCGAGTACGCATGGGAGACTGGATGTTTTAAGTCTGATAACTGTGAGGCAGATGATATTGTATCCATATGGGCACAGGAAGCTTATGAAGCAGGTGACCACTATGTGATTGCTCACATTGATAAGGACATTGATATGGTTCCGGGTTGGCACTATAACTTCAATAAGAAGACTCAGTACTTCATTGATGGTGATGAAGGTCACTATAAGATGTGCATACAGATGCTAACAGGTGACAGTACGGATAATATTCATGGACTTAAAGGTATCGGCCCTAAGAAGGCTGAGAAAATCTTAAAAGATGTACCGACAAAAGATATGCTGGAGACTGTTGCCAACGCATGGCGTGATCACTATCCCAGAGAATGGAAGGAGAAGCTTGAGACTTGTTGGAACCTACTGTACATGCGTAGGGATTGGAATGGTTTTAAGAGATTAACTA